GTTTTTTGTTTCTGTAAAGTAGTTACTGTTGAACTGTAGCTTCTTGTATATGCAATTCCTGCATATAAAGATCTATAATTTGTTCCTAAAATTAAATCGTCAAGTACAGAATTTAAAATAATTCCTACGTCTCTACTACATTTAGCTTGATCAAATGTTAACAGCCCTGGGTATTTTGTATCTACATAAGAACTAACTTGTTTAATAATAAACTCTCGGTTATCCTGTATCAGCACTTCCCCGCACACCAATCCGAATTCTGCACCGGTAGAATAATATATCTTTGGTGCGGCACCAGGACCGTTTGTTATTATATTTGTAATGATGTCAATATTGTTAGATATTGGGATGAGTGCAATCAGCCCATCTGTTAAATTTGGGTTGAATACTTGAGCGTGAACACCTGTTCCAGATAACAAATCTGGAGCTGGTAGACTAGGATTATTTTGCAGTATGCTTGTCGCTAAAGTTTTAATGTAATCGAGTGCATCAACAGTAACCGATTCTTCTCCAGGTATTAAACTAGTAACGCCGTCAAAATATGCAAGTCCAGATTCGACACTTTTACTATTTCCACCAAAGCATGCATCGTATAATACATTTTCAACAATTATACCAACATCCCGACGACATTTTTCTCTAGCATATACAAAGGTAGGATACGTAGTTTCTACATAAGCAAGAACCTGTTCTTGAATAAAAGGCTTATTTGCTAAAAGCAATGTTCTTGCATCAAAAAATCCAATGTCTTGCGGAGCAGTATTGATGCTCATTCCTGCTAAGGGAACATCACCACGCTTAATTTCAACTTCAATCTCGTTAAGGCCTTCAGTAAATGTAGTAATTCCAACACTTAATGGTAATTGCACTGTCTGATTTGGAATAAACATGGTGCCATCTTTGAGCCAAGGTCCAGATTGATTTGTGCAGTTTTGTATATAGGGAGACTTATAAATCGTTAACTTGCCTGTTTTTAAATTAACATTAGTCTTTGGTACAGTATTCAGAGATTGCTTAGAAACAAATATGGTATTACCAACCACCGACCTAACAATCGTATTCTCTGCAAAATCTTCTCCAATAATTTCAATTCCTGGGATAACCTCATCCGAAATACTGATAACTTGTATTTCGTTACTCTTTGGCTGAATATTTCCCGTGATTTGAACTGTATTTGTTGGGAACGCTACAGTGTATGCTCCTCGATCAATGTAAGGATCAATTATACCACTTCGTCCATTTATAAATTGCATCTGTGCAAGGTATGTTGAGCTATCAACATGAAATAAATCTTGAGTTTTGTTAATAGGTTCAACTGTAGTAGTTCTTAAATCACTACCTATAACACTGGTATATGGTTTTAGTCTAAGTGGATTGTTTTCTAAGTACCTGCCTGGAAATACTTTTATGCTTGTTCCTGGCCTATACAAAGGACTTCTAATCGCTCCTCCGATAGTTCTACAGGCCCTGGTAGGATCCATACTGCTGCCATCGTTTGTATCATCTCCGTCCATTGTAACGTATAACGTATTCGTAACAATAGGAGCAGTTCCGTACGGTATTCCGGTGACAACCAAATCTCCTTCGAAGACTGCCTTTCCTGATACATTTAACTCTTTTTCGATGTCAACACGACTAAGAATGTCTACTTTCCCAGACCCCCTTGCATCAACGACCACATCTTTGTTGACTGTGTTAGTAATTTTGTTAACAAATAAATCATTCCATGCTTGATCCGGAATACCTAAATTGAACGTATCGCTTTGCTTAGGAATTAAATCCGAAGTAAAGTCAGCTGCAACAGAAATAGAATCACCAGGTGTTGAACCAAAAGTTAACTTTCCATCAATAGTTGTATTACCTGTAACATACAAGTTGTTGTTAACTTTAACTTGTGTTGCTGAATCATCAGAACCTAAGACAACGTCTTTAGAATCTAACACAACCTTGCCGTTAGCTTCAACTGCTACACTGTTATCCTTAACATTTTTTTCGTTTATCTGGCTTCTTTTTAAAAACTTCATTATGAAACTCTCAAGGTACTAATAATAGCGTTAACGCCTTTTCCGTTATCATCTGGTCCAATTGATGCAATTGCCTGAACCCTATCACCAGTTGATAAAATAATTTTTTCAGTATCAAACGTAAAAGTCTCGCCTGCAGGTATAGTTAAACTGTTAACAACCATATTTCGAAAATCTCTTGCTTCGTTAGCTGGAACGTAATGTACCGTTAATGTTATATCAGTGTCTGCACTATTACAAAAAATTATGCAGGTTACAGCATATTCTCGAACATCGGTAGTTGCAAGTCCGGGGCAAATAAAGATTGTAGTTTCAGCTGTTAAAATTGCTGTGCTCTGAATAGCCATTTTTATTCCTTAAAATATCAAACTATAGACAATTGCTCTACGTTTGCTTATTAATTCGTCGTTTGTTCCTTGAGTGTTTACAAAATACAACCCAGTTCCACCGCCACCAACTTCGTTTTTAGAATAGAATTTAACATACCCTGGATTGGATTCTTGCGATGGATTATAACTCACAGGAGCATTTTTTAAATTCAATACACTATCTAATAGTAATACGTTGGTGGAAATATTAGATATACTATTAGATTCTAATCTAATATTGTCAGCGGTTAATCCAGAATTGTTAACTACGACTCTAGGAAATGCATCTACGTCAAATACGATTTCACCAAGGCCTGTTTGATTTGTATCGAATACCTGTACTTTAGTGTCGCCTTCTTGTATTTTATTTGTAGAAAACACTCTACGATTTGTATAATCTACAATGGCTCTTATATTCGGAATCGCATCATCATTTTTTACAGGATTCGGACGTACTGTACCTGTCGCAGAGGATGTTGCAAGGTCTGGACCTTCGTTTCTATAAGTCAGTGTTACCGCATTAGAACCAGCATCAGGAACTGAGACAACAGTAGCAAATAATGTGTCAAAAGTTGAATTATTTAAAACAAATATATCAACTTGTCCACCAGCTATTATAGTATGCGGGGCACTGGTTGTTATTGTTGCTATATTATTAATTCTAGATATAGTTGATATTTCATAAACTGTATTAAGTTTATCGTAATCAAGAATTTGTCTTTCATAATTTAAGGTACCAGTGACATTAATAATGCCGGTACCTTGTGTGATTAAATTTAAATCATTCCCACCAGTGTCTATTCTGTTTGTTGCTATACCTTGTATTGCAGTAGATAGATCCGAAGCATCTACATAACTACTATCAACAAATACAAACTGATTAGTTCGTTCGTCCCATAATATAGAAACGTCGGGCAATGTGCCTCTTTCTATAGAGATACCAGCAGTAGATCCTAAAGTTTTAACACCGTCCAACTGTTCATTTTGATTTAGAACAATAATGTTGTCTTTAATAGCTAGATTTTCTGACTCTATAATTGTGGTTTTGCCTTGTATATCTAAATCGCCAACAATGACTACCTTACCTTGATTTCCTAAAAAATTAGTATCAAAGGTAATTGTACCAGGATTACCCGGAGAACCCACCACAAGTTTGTAATTACTATCTTGTACTCTAACTATTTTTGACATTATACATTCCCTTATACAAGGGGCCGCATAGACCCCTATAGTAAATTATATTAAGCAGCAACAGTTAATGTAACCGCATTAGAAGTTACACTAGTAGCACCGGTTGCACTAACAATTACACGATATAGGTTACCGTCATCCGATGGTTGTAAACCAAGTAATAGTAAGTTATCGTTAGTAGATGCAGTATTACTCCATGTTGCGCCAGAGTCAGTTGAAACTTGCCATAGATAAGTTAGTGTAGCACCTTCTGTTACGTTAGCAACGACCGCAAATACAGCTTCTCCATCAGCTGCGGTTTGATCAGTTGGCTGCGATGTAATCGTAATGAACGGGGAAACACTGGTTTCAACTTCATCCATTTCTGCCTTTCCATCTGTAATACTACCATCGAATGTCCAAGCATAGCTTACACCGCCGGCGACAACTCTATGTGCAGCAATCTTAGTAACTCTTCGAACAACGCCGTCATCAGTTTGTACACTGATAGACATCTCGTTAGCTGCTAACGAACCATCTGCTTTATCTACTAAGAAACAATCACCTGTGTTAGCACCAACTGTTACTTTAAATTTTCTGGTACCTCGTTGACTTACAATTCTGCCGTCGCCTTCTGCATTGGCACCGATTTTTGCACGAACTTTGATCTGATTACCTGCGCCAGATCCGAAATATCTCTTGTTTAGTGGACGTCCCATTTGTTTGATTCCTTATAAATAGTATTATGGATGTGGGTTCTATCCACTACGGTGTGGGGCACCGTAAGCTATTATCTGTTAAATAGCATCCATTACTATTATTTATGTATATTAAGATGAATACTCCTTACACTTACCTAATCGGATGGTCAGATTTAAATCGTTGGTATTACGGCGTTCGATATTCTAAGAATTGCCATCCAACTGACTTGTGGAATCCGTATAAGACATCAAGTAAGATAGTATTAAAATTTATTAAAGATCACGGAGAGCCCGATATTCGAATTGTTCGTCGTACATTTAACAGCGTTAACGAAGCAAGAGTATGGGAGCATAGAGTTCTATTAAAATTAAACGTCATTAATAAAGAGAAATGGTTGAACGGACATAATACTATTGCGTTTGATATTACATTAGTTCCAAAAGGAGATCAACACTGGACTAGAAAGAATCCCGAAAAGTGGGCTAAAATTCAAAAATTTAGAAAATACCAAAAAGGGGAAATGCATTGGACTAATCAAAAAACTGCATCGGCGCAACAGCATCGAACGCGAATGAATAGCGAAATGAATCCTAATAATTTTTTACACAACAAGATTTTAAGAAGTGAAAAGTTAAAAATCGATAATCCTGTTAATTTACCAGGAGTTAAAAATAAAATTAAAGAAACATTAACAGGATATAAGCATCCTCGTAAAATATGCGAGCACTGCGGTAAAGATGTAGCTGATTCGATTTATACAAGATGGCACGGAACTAAATGTAAAAATTTAGGTTGACGTTTTAGGTCTACGCTGCGGGGTTACAGCATAAGTCTCGTGTTAAACGAGCACTCAGTTATAGACATATGTATTTATCATATAAAGAAAAAGGCTTCCGAAGAAGCCTTTTATTGGGGGTGTTACTCAGTTAATTAACTAAACTTGACTGCGCCAGAAGCGATAGCAACCTTACCTAAGTAATCTGCGGCATTTCCTACGGAAACTTTATAGTGGTAATTGAGAACTAAGTTCTAGTATTCGATCTTTCATTTCAATTAGTTCGTTGTTTGTTTTTTCAATATCTGGATCATTTTTATCAGGATAATTGATATTTAAAATACTATCGATTACAGAAATAAATTCCTCAACGTTATTTAAAATCATTGCAGATCTAGAAGGAGATCTTAATCTTATCAAAATATTTAAAGATTTTTCAAGTATATCATATGTATGTTTTACAGAATCAATATCTACTCCGCGCATGTTAGACCATAATAAATTCTTATCAGTTATTTCAAATATTCTCACCAAGAGATCTCCTATGCTCTAATTCTTTGATTAGATCCGTTAAATCAGATTCTGCTTGATGACGCAAATCATTAATTTTTTTGTTTATTTCTCTAATTTTGTTAATTGTATCTTCAGATAAATTTTTATTTTCCATAATTATTCCGTTTTAAGTTTACAATTATCCCCGTGCCATCTAGCATATCCATTAACTGCAACTAACTGATTGCAATGAGGGCACTGCTTCTTTTCTCGTTTCATATTTAAAGCCCGCTGTGTTTCTGCTCGACGCACAACTACTTCCGGATCTTGTTTTCGCCCAGACAATGATTCACTTATCTTTTTCTTTGTATCTTCTGATACATTAATCCCAAATCTATTATTATTTTCTCCTTGTTTAGAAGCAGATAACTTTCCTCTCCATTCTTTAGAAAAAGGCTTGCGTTTTTTTCCTAATTTACTGGCAGATATCTTCGCTCTTGCCTCTAGTTGTTTAGCACCGTTATTTTCACCGGTAACTGCTGCTCGTTGTCTTTCTGTTCCTTCTGCACTACGGTAAAATTTGTCTCCGTACATAGGATTTTTCTCGCCAGAGTATCGTTCACTTTGTAACATAGAGTATTCTTCTTTCAAATTTTCATATACTCTAGCTGTAACTTTTGTTTTATATCGTTGTTGGCGGGAATTTTCTGCTTGCATCATTCTAAATGCGTTAATCATTTTCCAGTGTGCTTCACCGGTAGGGTATATTTTTGTTAATAACCAATGGCATATAAAATGTTCGCGGGCAGTTAAATCAGTTAAATTTTCAATGGAATCATCGCCGCCTAGACTTTTTGGCAGTATGTGATGTTTTTCTGTATAACCATCTCTAAGTGCTTTTCCTACAGTTGTAATAGCTACATACCATTTTTTGTATTTGTTCATAACTTTATTTATATTCGATAACTCAACATAATACATTAAAAATAAAATTAAGTCAAGAAAAAACCCGCCGAAGCGGGTTTTTGATATATTAAATGCTCAATTAAGAGAACTTAACAGCACCAGAAGCAATAGCAACCTTACCTAAGTAATCTGCAGCGTTACCTAGAGAGCTAGCAGTATTACTCAATTCCACGTAGCCATATCTCGTCATAAAGCTTACGACTGGTTCGAATGTAGACGGATCTAGAACAACACCAGAGCTCATTAGAGGAACATATGGGCAATAGAATGCAGCAGCGTCTGCTTCGCTGGAACCCTTATATCCAACTAGGATATCAGCGTTATCAGCAGCATATGTGTTAACATAGATCTTCATTGCGTTGTTTAGTGTACCAACGAACTTGGTGTTTGTTGGAGCTTCAAAAGTACCTTCTGTAGTACGAGCAAATGCACTAGTAGTAGCAGATTGTAGAATTGTTAAAGCTAGTGGGCTAACAACTGCCCAGTTACCTGCGCCACGACGTGTACGCTGAGCGATTAAGTTAGCAACACGGTTGATCTGAACAGCTAAAGCAGCGTGCTCGTCACCAACGAAAGTAGCAGTACCGCTAACAGCAGACTGGTCATAAGTCTGTAGAGCAGCACCTGCTAGGTTGTTTAAAGAACCTAGAACTTCTTGATCGATTTCAGCAGTAATTTCTTGTGCTAGAGCAGCCATGATTTCTGCTTCGATATCGATACCTTGTTGAGCTTGTGCATCTTGTGCAGCTTCGAAAGTCCAACGTGCGCTTAGTTTGCGTGTCTTGGCTTCGACGGTCTGCTTTAAGATTTGAATGCTCATTCTGTTACCAGCAGTACCTTCTAACGCAGCAGTATTAGCAGCCTTAGCAGCATTTGCATTTTGGTTACCAGAATAAGCTTCAGCAATCTTGAATGGGCTGAATGCTTCTTCACCAGCTACAACGCCAGCGCCAGTGCTTGTATCACTGTAGCGAACACGTAGAGTATGAATTTGGCCAACTGGACCAGTTAGAGGCTGAACACCAACTAGTTCGTTAGCAATAACGGTTGGCATAACGCGACGAATAACCGGTAGAATAACACGGTTTAGTGTTGCAACGTTACCAGCAGAAGTAGCGCCAGCTGTAGCACTTTCTGCAAGATACTTGCGTGTATTTTCTAATGTTACAGCCATTGTGGATTTACGGGTGCCGCGTAGGCCTTCTAATAGGGCTTCCTTGGTCTCGTTCCAACGGCCAGTGAGTAGTTCTGACATGTATATCTCCTTGAATTATAATCCAGCTAAACGACGAATTGCAATAATGTTTGTGTCGTTTTCGCTACTACTTATGCTGTTAGGAATTTTATTTCCTGTTACTTCTTTTGCCTCTACTAGCGCCTTACGTGTGTTAGGAGCAGCTTTACCGGCAACTACCGCTGGCAAGTATTTTTCAAAACTTGCACGTAGCTTAGTAGTTTGAACGCTTTCTAGTAATTCATTCATAATTACCTTTTGCTCACGAGCCAAAGGTGCTAATAATTCATTCATTACTTCTTGACGTTCTTTGCTCTCCATTAGAGCCTTAATTTTTTGTTCTTTGCTTTCTAAGAGTCGTTTCGTTGCATTGGCTTCTTTACGTGCTTCGGCAACTGCGGATTCTTTCAGGTTTATAACCTTGAGCAATTTACTAATTTCTGATTTTTCGCTTAGATAACTTGTTTGGTACTCGCTTGCAAAAGCTTCAAACAATTTACGTCCGAAGTCGTTACGACGTGCTGCCTCGATATCTTCACGTAGTTGACTCATCTCTTTAGCTAGAGTTTGTTCAACTGCGCCTTCGACTACGACTGCTGCTCTCTTGATAAACTGATCTTTTACTTTAGCAAATGCTTCGCGACCCTCACGAATTAAACGAACCTTTGTTTCTGCAAGTTCTTGTTTATCTGTGTGGAACTCTGCAATTTCCTGTGCTAGAGCTTCTACTACAAACTGTTCAAGTTTAAAAAACTTGTCAGTCATTTGCTTTTGATCTTCATGCAATTCTTTTACTTCGGATGCTAGTTGCTTGACAACAAAATGCTTCATTGTTTCTGCGACGCGCTTGCCTTCCATTACAACCTTAGCTTTTGCTTCGGCTAATTGCATACGATCTTCAACAAATTGAGCAATTTCTTCACGTAGTTGGTCACCCAACATACGATCTACAGCCTCGACCATGATACTTTTATCATGTTCGTAGCGCTGTGCAAATTCCTCACGTAGCTGTTGAGTTACTTGGGTACGATTCTCAGTGATTCGCTTTTCCCAAGCAGACTCAATTTCTGCTTTAACTTGTTCAGAAATCACATTGTTTTCAAACAGGCTTTTTAATGCTTCCAACATGTGTTTCTCCTCGTTATTGGAGTCCGCCTATTATGCGTAATAGGCTTTCTTTAATATATGTTTGCGCCTTAGGATCGCCCTGCACCTCCTTCGCTATACGAAGGCTACTATATCCCCCACGAGTATTCATGAGGTGTTCGTAAATCGGTGTAGGATACGCTCCTGGAGCACTTGGTTGAGCTACCACATCAACTGTGATAATTTCAAAATCTGATACTTCACCGGAACCGTCTTCTTTGACGTTCCCGGATCCGCGACTACTGACTCCTAACTTAACCCCACTGGTCAACATAGCTTTAACTAGTTCTCCCATTGGGGTAGGTAGGATTTTTAATTTTCCATAACCGTCTGTGCCATCCATCCACATTTCTGTAATCATATGACTTACACGGTCAAGGTTAATTCTTAGGTCATCTGGATGATCAACTTCGCCTAAAACTGAATAGCCACCTGCGATTTGATCGTTCAGGGTCTTGACAGCCCTAGCAATCTCTCTTGCAGGATAAACACGCTGATTTTGATTCCGCTTGTCACCTTGGATAAAGATACCTTTCATATAAAGGTTCTTACCACCAGTGCCCTCATCGGATTCAACGACCACTTTCGCCTGGTCGAAACTCAGATTTTCACGAAGATAATTCATCGTCATACCTTCTTACTTTGCTCTTTTCGGAGCACCATTGATAGGGCTACCTGCGCTCTTGTCGCCGTTGTCTCCACTACCTTTTCTTTCAGCACCGTGTCCTGGTTCTTTTTTCTTGAATGCTGTTTTACCAGCTTTTCCGCCAGGAACATTAATGTTGCCGAAATTTTCTTCTTTAGCAGTTGGCTTTAGTAGACCGCTTTGTACGCCCTTACCGCCAGCTTCGCCGCCCTTCACGATATTGGCAGTTGTACCGCCCATGTCGTTCTTCATGTTATCAATAACGCTCTTTACATTATCACCGTTGTCGCCAGAAGATTTCTTTTCAGCACCGTGGCCGCCGCTGACTTTTTCAATGTACTCACGCATAAATGCTGTGGCATCGAAACTGTCTTTGATTTCTTCTTCCTCTTCCTCTTCTTCTTCGCCTTCTTCGTCGCCCATGTCCATTTCGTCATCAGCTTCGTCGTCTGCTTCGCCCTCTTCGCCACCGAAGTCCATGCCTTCAGGTTCTTCTTCGCCTTCTTCGTCGCCCATCATTTGCTCAAATTCGGCACGTAGGTCATCTAATGCGTCTTCTAGATCCATAACACGATCTTCTAGATCGCCTTCTCCTTCAGCACCATCCATGTCCATATCGGAATCCATGTCAGAATCCATATCGGAATCTGCATCGATGTCGCCCATGAAGTCATCTGTAGCATCTCCGCCGACTTCACCGTCGTCTTCGCTACCGAATGGATCGGCGCCCATTTCGTCATCTTCGTCTTCAGTTTCACGGAAGGTAACTTCCATACCCTCGTCAACTTCTTCATCGTCATCTAGCTCTTCGGCTAAGATGGATTCATATATTTCGCGTGACTTTTCAACTACTAGTTGGTGAAATACTTCACGCGCTTTATCTTGTTCTTCACTAATTAAATACTCGAGCATCTGCTCGAACTTGCTTCGGTCAGTCATTGTTTATTCTCCTTTAAGGTTGTAAGGCTGTCAAATATATTTACATATAATTGTAAATTCTATACGGAAATAGTGATTTTTTGAATGTTTTTATTTACATCGCCGGCTGAGCAGGTGGTTTATACATTTGTTCAATGAATTCTAATTCTTTTTCCTGCTCTAAAATATGTTGTTCAGATGCTTGCCGTAGCTGTTTGATCTGTTCTAATGTTAGGCGAGTTTTGCGTGTATCTTTACGCTTTATCGGCATGAGAGAGTCTCGGCTACCGTCGTAACGCATGTCGTTAGACACCGAACGGGTGTCTTGATCCATATAAAATAGTTCTCTCAATATCATATTATTATTTATACAATTGGGGGAGTTGTTCCCGGTACTGGTGCAGCTGCACCCTGAGGTGCACCGCCAGGAGCTGGGCCTGCAGCAGAACCTGGTGGGAGAGGCATTCCAGGCGGAGCCATAGTATCAGTCATTGCGCCCATATCGTTTTCAATTCCTGCTTGGCTTACGCCTACACTTCGTAACTCGCCTGAGCTGTCTGTAACTGATGGATGACCTTTTCCATTTTCTTCAGCCCATAAACGTTCGTTTTCTGCAATCTCTTCTTCGCTTAACCCTAGATAGCGCTTAAGAGCAAACCTCTTACTAATATAAGTTTGTTGACTGATAGTGCCATAGGTATTAATACGCTGGTTGTCAAGTTCTGCTTGACGATAACTGGCAAAGTTTTGAGGAGGCTGAAACTTTAATTCAAATAATGAACTATCAATGTTTACTCCCCTACTGTATAGGTACAGTTTAAATTCTTGATCAAATTCATCTTGCATTAAACTTTGCAATCTCATGCAATAATTATTGAATCTAAGTTCTTGAATGTAAGCAGTACCAACTCGACCATCATTGTACTGAGATGCACTGTCATCTGCGCCTGTTGGTAGATAACTACTAGGAATACGTAAACCACGGAATAGTTTATTGGTAAAATATTTTAAATCATCAATTTCACCTAAATTAGTACCGCCTGGTAGTGTTTCAACCTTTGATCCTCGACCCTCTGCTGTAGTTGGAAAGAAGTAGTCTTCGTTAATGCTTAGTGGATTGTACGCACTGTCAATCACGTTTTGTCCGCCGCCTGTAGCACTAGGTATGCGGCGTTGATGTATTTCATTTTTAACACGTTCAACAAACCCCATAGCCAAGTGGCTGGGCATGTTACCAACATCAATGTAGAAAATTCGACGTTCCGGAGCACGTTGTATACGATATATTAATATCGCATCTTCTAATAGTTCTTTTTGCTTGAAAACTTTAAAAATATTTTCCAACAGACTATTACCAAATGGATAGTTATTATCTAAGCCCTCGCTTAAACTTAAATGTATTACATGTTCCGAATTAATAGCTAACTCAGTTTCCCCGGTGCTGAATCTAGTACCAATGTTACCACCGTATGCACTTCCTGTTGCACTGGTTGCACTGGCTCCACCAGGACCTGCAAAGTTTGTTCCACGTTGATTGGTGTTTAGATAGCTAGGATTTATCTGTGTAACTGATAAGTCAACAAGATTGGGGTTTAAATCTCGTATAACATATTGCTCAGGTTCTTTGCCTTCACTTTCGTTTACGATAACCTTAACAATTTTTGCAGGATCAATGTGCATCCATTTATATGTTTCCGGGTCTCTTACAAAGAAACAATCTCCGTATTTGAATACATTACGTACAATACGGAAAATACGAGTCTCAAATTTTTGTAATTTGCACCATTGTTGTAGATATTCCCTAAGAATACTGACTTCACTATTAGTAGCTTTGCTTTTAAAGTAAAGGCTAAATGGTGTTTCGTTTTCTCTATTTTTTTGGCTACAAAATTCTGCAATGATATCCAATGCCGCGTTTACTTCGCTATCCATATCCATAGTATCATACTGCTGATATCGTTCAACACGGTTAGGTGCACCAGTGTAAACATCAGGAAGGAAACTAGAATAGTTTTTTCTAGCTGGACCAGGGTTACTAGTGGAAGTCAACGGACTAAAACTACTAGGGTTAGTATTAACTTCTACGGGGGTAAAAAACTTTTTCCAAGACATATTATGGTGTTACTCTATCATATATATTTGACGAACCAGATGATCTAGTTGTCTTAATTTGTTTGTTCAGTAATTCTGATTGCTGTGTAATCAGCTGACTCATTTGTGTATTTAATCTATTTAAACTACCCACAACGTCATCAAGAGTAGCTGGCTTTTTATGTGCTGCAGCATTTTCAGCGGGTTTGGTAGTGGCAGCTGTAGGCGGTGGGGTTTTTGCCTTTGCAGCTTCTGCTTGTGCAGCTTCTTTTTCTTTCTCTGCTTTAGCTTTGTCTTCAGCTACTTTATTTAATGCACCTTTTGCATCTGCAGATGCGGCTGGTGGTTCTTTGGGGGCTGTCTTTAATTCAGAAGCAACCCCCTTCATTCCAGGCAATTGATAGATACTGTTTAAATCTACTTTTCCTTCTTTGTTAACTGCCTTGGCACGTAATTTTTCGGAATCTAATATTCTATTTTTGTTTACAGCAGATTCTTTAGCAGTAGCTGACGATTCTTGTTTAGAATTGCTTGTTACATCAGCAACAGTCTGAACATCTAGTTTTGCCTGCTCTATTTTTTCCGAAGCTGCTTCTACAATTTGCGTTGTAGCATCTATATTTTTCTTTTTAGCTTCAATTGCTTTATTGATCGTTTCTAGATCTTCTTCATGATACTTTTTAGATTCTTCTAATGCCGTTTTTTCTTGCTTATAACCCTCTAGCTTAAATTCTAGTTGTTTCTTTTGATTAGCAGTACTAGCGTTTTGTATTTCCGCTTTTACTGATTCTATTCTATCATCTGCTGCTTTTAACTTCTCAATATCAAGCGTGAGTTGTTGTTTTGTACTTTCTTCTTTGTACTTTATTGTTTCGTCATCTTGCTTTAACAGATAGTTAAAGTAATTTTTCTGACCTTGTGTTAATTTAGCTGTAAGCTCTTCCGTAGATAAAGTTAACTCTTTAGTCGGAACTGCATTGATTAATGCACTATTAGTTAGTTCTGCATTCTTTTGTACTTCTTTTGCAGCTTCAATTTGCGTGTTTTTAAGTTCTTCAGTTTTCTTACCTGTAATTTCTGCAATAATTGCCTGAGTATCAGCAGCCTGTTTTGCTGCAGTTAATTCTGCATTCTTAACCTTAGATAAGTTGCTGGATGCCGATAATTGTTCGGATAGCCTCTTGTACTCTTCATTATGTTCTAATTCAGCAAGCCGCCCTTCTTTTTCATAACGGTCTTCCATGATTTTCATGGCGTCAGCAGCACCTCGATTAGCAGTAACCGCAGCCTGGGATTCTTCTTTCAATGATTCTAAACGCTGTTTTGCAGCAGTCGAGCTCATCGACATCATTTCATCGTATATTTTCTTTTGACTGTCGTTGAGATTTATTTTTCCTAACTGCATTGATCGTTCAATAATCTTTGGATCAATTACACCGGTCTTTTGCACACGTTCTTTTTCTGCATCTACTTCAAAAGACCGTTTTAAATATTCTTCTTGACTGATACGTATGTTACCGTCCGGTATTTCTTTCGATTTCTTATTGGCTTCCACGTAATCTGCGGAGAAACTTTTTAATATAGTTTCTCCTTTTTTAGTGGTATCAATATAAAAGTTTTCAAATTTGGCACCACTTTTCTTAATCATATCGGAAATTGCGTTATCACTCATTCCTGCAACGTTTTTACCTATTAGATCCTTTGACAGTTCTGCTTGTTTTTGAGCCTCTCTTAATTCAGCCGCTTGAACTCTAGACATCTCCTGCGATGCGGTTTTCTTTTCTTTAATTGACTGCTGTGTAAGCTTTGAATTTTCTTTAATTTGATCTGAAGCTGCTTGTAAATCGTTAAACTTGGCGGTTCTTTCTTCATAAGAAACTTTTTTACTCTCTTCAGCGGCATCTTTTTTATAAGTTACTTCCCATTTAGTTCCAGCATCAATTACAGACTGTAACTTCTTAGATTCAACTTCGTACTTTTCTCTTGCAGCCTTAATAGCCGGATCAACTGCTTCGATATGCATTGGGGATACTTCTCGAATACCACTTTTTCTTAATGAACTGTTGACTTGTTCTAATGTTTCGCTTTTTAACTTTTCAAAATCACTATCTAATTTTTCTAATTGTGCCGCTGCCTTTTTTGCACTGTCGTTTTGTACAAGCTGAGTTGTTTTTTCTCCCTCTTCAGTTGTACTGGTGCTGGTAGATACTTTTACTGAACTAAAGGTAGTTTTAATATCTTTAGATACTCCACCTAAATCTAACTTCGGCACTGATGATTTTAAAGAATTAATTGCTGTTGCAGCGCCTTCAGACTGAATACCTAATGCTAAATTTTTAAGCTGATCTTCGGTAATAACCCCTTCTTTACCGTGCAGCATAGCCAGTGTGCCTTGTCCAAAATCTTCAATAAGTTTTCCTACAGTTCCAGCCGATCCAGTTTCACGAGTTGTCTTAACTTCTACTGTAGGTGTTTCTGGTTTAGTTTTATCTGATTCAATTGTTACTGGTATGGCTTTATCTGTTTGAAATGTTACAGGACTTGACCTAGTATCTGCAAATTGTGTTACAAGTTCTGTAACCACTTTGCTAACTTCATCTACCGCAATGTTAGATGCTTTAACTGCCGCAACCATTGCTGATCCCAGCGGACCACCGCTAGCCTGTTCTTGGCGTTCTTTAAATGCTAGCTCACCTTCACCTTCTTTTCTAGTGATAGGCTCGGGTTTTAACCCTTTTTGCGCAGCTTCAGCCATTTTTGCACCGAGACTTTTGCCAGGGCCTTCGATTGCAATTAATGTTTCTGATATAGTGCTGCCTACTTTGTTTAATGCACCGGCTATACTTTCTCCGCTAGCATTAATTGCAGTGATTGCTCCTGCGGCACCCGCCTTTAGTTCTTGTTGGACTTTTTCTGTAGCAAGTGCACCTTGTGTTACACCTGCTGTTTTTGTTTGGCTGGCTAAAATTCGTTCATTTGCAATTCGAATTGCTTCAGCCCTACCTGCTTCTGTTTTTAAGTTTAATGAGTTTTCTCGGGCAATAGATTCTAAAGAATCAACCATGGTTTGCGTAGCATCAAACATGCCTTTTAGGCTAGCTTCAATATCTGGACCTGCGGCTGCTCCCAACGTCATTAAACTTTGTATCTGTTCATTGTTTTGCAGTTTAATTGCTTCAGAAGTTGCTTTTGCTGCTGCCGCTTCCGCTGCGCCGAGGTCGCCGCTTCGTATTGCACCAAATTGTTCTTTCACCGCACCAACTTGCCTTTGAGCTAGTGCAGCTTGTGTGGCTCCAGTTTGGCTGGTCACAGTGCCCGTTGCAAATATTTCTTTGGCAGCTTGTCCAACGCCTTCATCCGTTGCTTTCTTTAAAGCTGCTGCGACGCTGGCTTTGTAAGTAGATATTTCAGCTTCACTCTTGCCTTCTGCTCGCATCTTGTTAGCTTCCATGCGAATCTTGGCTTGTACTTGCATGTCCACTTGACGAGCACGCATTTCTTCCATTTGAATCTCACGGCTTTTGCCCATGAGTTTGGAAGTTGCATCCATTTCAATTGCTAACTTATTAGCGGCCTGATATTCTCGCTTTTTATTTTCACCTTCTACTTGAGCAGAGCTGCGAACGTTACCCATATGAATAGCCATAACTTCGTTCATTTCTTTAGTAGTGTACGCAAGATTTCTCATTTGCGTATCCATCTTACTATCGAATAATCCTTGGCTAAACTTTGCAAATGCTTCGGCGCCGGCAGTTACGGACCCACCAAGTCCCGCCATTTGCTTACCATTTCGTATAATAACGTCACTAAACTCGTCTAAACTCACACGACTATTTGCCGCAGCCAGTGTCATACCCAGCAAATCGTTGCTAAATGTAGCACCATTTCTAGATAGTTCTCGCCAGGTGTTTAAACTGCCCTTTGCTGCATCAGTTAATAGAGAAATGCCTTCGGCAGCAGAACTCGCTGTATTTTTCAGCGAGTCCAAAGAAAGTCCTGAAGAAATTGTATTCGATGTAGCAGTATTGGCAGTACCTCCCCCTGAGCCCCAACCGCTACCCGATGTTTTACCTATTCCTCTACCCTTTAAAGCATTTTCAAACGCTGTAGTTAACGCGGCTATGTCATTTTTATCTAGTGCCATTATTATTTTCCAGGAAATGTAAGTATATAAATACGTTTAATATTTATCAGGAAGTTTTATGTTATCAAACCCATTACAAAAGTATTTTAGGCAACCCAAAATATACATTAGCTTGCCAAGCAAGGGGCTTTTCTATAAAGAAGGTGTCTTAACAGGAGACCCAAGTAATGTGCCAATTTTTTCCATGACCGGCATGGATGAAATCATAATGAAGACCCCAGATGCCTTATTCAATGGTGAAGCAACAGTTAAACTGATTGAAAGTTGCTGCCCTTATATTAAAAATGCTCGCGAACTTCCAAGTTTAGATGTAGATGCACTGTTAGTAGCAATTCGTATCGCTACATATGGCGACGAAATGACGGTTACTAGTACATGCAGGAACTGCGGGGAAGAAAATGAGTTTGGGGTCAAGTTACCCGTGATATTGGAGCAGTATCAAGACAAAGTTTTTGACAATTCTTTACAAATTGGGGAGTTGACTGTTAACTTGAGACCATTAAATTATAAGGAAATGACTGCATTTAATCAAGAAAACTTTAAACTGCAGAAAACTCTTAACCAACTTAAAGATGTTGAAGACCAGGAAACTAGACAAAAATACCTAGATCAAATATACCAAGGACTTGCAGAAATACAGGTTGACTTGTTTTTGACCAGCATTGAATCCATACAAACACCAACTGAAACGGTTACCGATCCCGAATTTATTAAAGAATGGCTGACCAATTCAGTTAAAGAAAGCTACCAACTAATCAAATCCAAGCTCGAAGCTAACAAAGACATGTGGCAGATACCCAGAATGGATATTAAATGTAGTGAGTGCGGTCACGAAGACAAGATTGAAGTTACATTGGATCAATCAAGTTTTTTCGGACAAGGCTAATTTCAATGTCGAGCTCTGACATTGAAAGACTAATAGCACACTACGACAAAGAAGCTCAGAGCATTAAAGAAGAAATATACCGAATCAGCTGGTATATGCGCGGCGGCGTGTCAAGCCTTGATTTACTGCATGTTTACTCTTATGAAGATCGCAAAATTATGTATTCTATCATAAAAGAAAATATTGAAGCTACGAAAAACGCAAAGATGCCGCTAATTTAATAATTATAATTCACACCCGGTTTAGGTTTTAAGCCGGTTGTGGGATCAGGTACATTACTGGCAACTGCCTGTTTAGATAACATTTGCTTGTAGCTGTTTCCAACACTTTGGAACCCATCCTTATCAGTAACCTGCACACCACCAATGTAAAGAATATTTGGGTTTGCATTATCTTTTTCAAGTCTAAGAGTATAGGGAATCTTAGACGCCATTGCCTGTTGAATGCGATTTGGAGTTGCTGCTTTATCTGTAGCAATTGTGGATCTCATTGCTCCAGTGACTCCGGTTGCATCGAGTCCGACTCGTTTGCTGACTTCTTCAATTGCTTGGTAAAGTTTTTCTATACCCCAGGAGACGGTTGCACCGGTACCGCCAGTTATCATGCGAACTATGTTGTTGGACAAGAATTCTTGACCTGCCTGTGTGTGTAACAGTATAGGCCAGGCAGCTGCGCCGATTGTTGCTAGTTTAGATAGTCCAGCAGCCGGTATTGACAGCAATCCGCCTACCACGGAGCCGCCTTTGACCGAACCAAATAAGGAAGTTAAGGTTTTAATAGCAGCCGCGCCAGTTAATGCGCCTAAAATCCCTGCAATGCTTAATGTTAGTTCTCCTAGTAACCGGGTTCGTTGCCTGTCAGCTAATCCAACAAGCTCCGATTGGCTAGCGTTACCAAATAACTCGGTGGTAGTATCTCCTGATTTGGCAGCTTCATATTGATCTTCCAGGTCTTCCAATTTATAAAAATATGTAGCGACAACTGACGCTAATCCTGCAGTCACTAAAACATTTTTAACGTTTGATGCGATCTTAGCATATCTAGCATCAGCTAATTTTTTAAGTCTAGAGAGACGAGCCGGGTTAGCAGCAGCTGTTCCTGCTCTAGCTCTGGATAAAATCTGAAGCCTTGCTTTGTTAGCTGCACTGAGTAGCCAAGAATCTGGAATAAGTTTTCTGATTGCGGATTTTGTGAAGTTACCGGCACCAGGAACAGATAACATGATTAGATCTAAAAATACATCTTTCCAATCTTCATCGGACATGCTTGCAAGATCGTAATTGTTTTTTTCTAAAATCTTATAGATGTCTATCACTGATATAGTAGTTAAAAATAAACTAACAGCACCCACTACTCCAGCCCATGTAAGACCACCTATTATAGGAATAGCAGCAGGTCCTATTTCATCTAATCTTTCTTCTCGTACTATCTCATAAACTTTCATATAAATCCTAAGCTTTAATCTATTTATTAAAGAAGAACTTACGTTCTTCTGCTGTTCACTAGCGTTCACAGCTATTTTTCTTTTCTTTAATATTATTTACAGCAGCAAGCAGAGCATTTAATAATATACTCATCTAGATTAATCAGCCACACTTAGCCCTGGCGGGCTAAGAAATGTTTGGGGTTCTCATCTGAGTCGCACAACCACACAGCGTTAGGACTATAATTGACTATAATTGCATATAATCTATTGCGCAGGCGGTTGACCGGTACCTGCTCATCCTGTCTTGTTTCAACGGCACGCTATATAATAAACACTGTCTTATTGTATAACGCTGTAGGAGCGTGTTAAGCCCTACATCCTTTAGCCTTGGGAGTAAAAAAGTTCTTCAAATAGCGAAATTGGTTGTATGGGAAGGCATGTCCAATCATCGTCCTGTTAAGGATAGTCGCTAAGTACCTCATGCAGCTAGAGGATTTCCGGTCCAGGTATATTCTTACCCTTTGCTTATTGTTCGTACACCCGAAATTAGCCGGTGCTAGCTATTACTGCTGTTTGCCTATACTACGCTTTTCCTCTTGCGTAGTTATGATGCCTAATTTTTGCCTTTTATTCAACTGTAATGCCTGAGTTTAAATTTTGATATTTCTTCGAGTTAGTTCTATTCTAAACATTGTTGCAGTTGCCTGATCTCTCCAATTGACTGCTGCCCACTTCAAATAATCATCTGGAATGTCCTTTAGATACACCCCTTTAAACTTTCCCCAGGGCATTCTAGTATAGGCGTATTCTTTGTAATACTGTCTCATACTGAAATCCTAATGTGTAGTATTTAACTACGCATATAATCAAGGGCTGCAGAAGTGAATCTAAAATAAAATGCAGATCTTGGTTAAGATATTGCTATTATACTAACTTAGAAGAGTGTTTGTCAAGTTGGAAATTTTGCCAAAAACGTGATTTTTATGAACTCTCACCTGAACATGTCCGTTATAGTATTCGTCAGACTCGAGCACGCGTCGGTCAAACTGCTCTCGAGCTTCGAGATAGCTGCATTCTGATTTTGAACTGCAGTAGTAGAGAATTTCGCGTTTAAAATTCTCTGCGCCCTGTTCTTGGACGTCTTTAGATAACGCTTCGCTTGAACCATAGTATTCCTGCCAGTCGGAATCTATTTTGCTACGGATTTTCTTTTTCTTTTTGGTACCATTTTTAAGTTTTACAACTTTATAGGTAGTTTTGGAAAACAAAAATAATTTTTTTCCGATATACTTCTTATTATTTGTTAAATTTGTTATGATATAAACAAACCCGATGGAGCCAGGTGGTATATGCTCGACAATGTTATTATTATACATCCATGTCATAAATTTGATAGATAGTTTTGGACATCCTCTAGAGAAAATATTGAAATATTACCGTTATCGTACAAATACACTTTAGGTATATACCCCGCCTCTGCACATGCTTTCATTTTAGGTATTAATGTCTCGGATTTTATGGTATAGGTAGATTTAATCTCACATATTATATTTTCGGATAATATACTGCAATCTGGATAATATTTTCTAATTTTTCCCTGATAAATGTAATCAATTTTTGGAAGATTTTTCTTCTGAATAATTAAATCATCTTCTTGATATTCTCTCCAAAGCATCGGTATAACGAATCTTTCGTATCCTTGTACTTTAAATTCTTTACCCGATGGGGAAAATATTGAATATGTTTTATATCTGTTATTTTGTTGCTTCTCAAAAACTTCCGGTATGTGGAGTTGATGTTCTACTCCGTAGCGGTTGCGAAATGTCTCTTGCCGAACAAGCCTTCCTGCGGAAGTAGCCCATCCTTTGATAGTTTCTTTATCTCGATTTTTTGATCTACAAGTTCCTGAGCAGTACTGACGAAATCCCTTGTATAAACTTACAAATTTTACAGGCTTTTTACAGTTTAAACATGTTTTTTTAGAAAAATCTAAATTAAGAATTCGCCATTTTGTTTCCGTTAGTGAATTGTCATTAAATGGTATGTTTGTAGATTTTAATATTTCAATAAACTGCTGACAATAAGTTGTTTTATTTCCGAGTTTACTTATTAAGACTTGATTTACGGACCTCCGATTCAAGTCTTTTAGTAAAGATTGTGCAAGATTGATATTCATATAGTCAACACAGTTTTCGGGTAATGATTCAATTAAGATGTTATTATGATACCAGCACATAAACTTAATTATGTGCTGCTATTATTTTTACCTACGGTTTTGAGTTACTATGCCTGCGCACTAATTCTCTAAAAAACTCCTTACCAATTACAAGATCTTCTTTTAGAAACTTATCGCCTCGTGCATTATGCACTTCTTTCCATCTTAGGTAAGCAATATCTATGATGTTTCGAAGTGCTTTACGAGTGCGCCTTGCAGCTGCATCATGATGCTTTTGCTCCCATTTAGCATTATGTTTAATATATTCATTGAACGCATCAATCAATTTTCTATGTAACTCTAATTCTTCTGGTGTCATTCTGTAACCTCTAAGTCATTTGAATATGTTGTAAATCCATTTTCTTTGATAACTTTGAGCACGTTGTTAACTCTTCCTACTAATTCATCTTTATGACTGATCAAGTATACATTTTTATTGCGCTCTCGAGCCATTCTTTTTAAAACACTGAGTGCATTTTCAACGCCGTTTGCATCAAGTCCATTATCAATAAGTTCGTCAATAAACAACAGGTTAACATTTTGATATAAGCTTTCCCAAACATCCCTGAATGCCCAGCTAAGACCCAGTATTAGCCTGTTTCTTTCTCCTCTACTGAGGTTATCAAAGTCTAAATCTTGACCCAGTTGCGTAATTTCCACAGTTAAATCGTTTTTAAACAATACCTGGTGAGGCAACCCCATTTTATCAAGATAGTAAGTTAGTCTATTATTTAAATAGGATAGATTTTGGTCTATGATCTTTTTTCTAATAAAGCTATCTTTGTTAGTCAACAGTTTAAGTAGGAATTCTTGGTGGTCCTTTAAACTGTTTAATTGATTAATTGTGTCCCAGTTTATTTCTTGTAATGCTGTTCGTTGTAACTCTTCGATTTGCTCTTGGTAAGGATCCTGTTCGCTCGCCTTAGCCACCAGCGCACCTTCAAGCGTAGCCAAATTGTTCTGATGACGTAGTGCCTCCTCCACAGTTTCGTAAAATACCTTAGGTCTACCATTAATGTCTCCAATTTTTTCTAATTCTTCAACAACTTTTACTAAATCTGCGCTTACCTTGCTTAGGTACAAGCACGCTTCTTCTAAATTTTTAAGAGCTTTTGCTTGCATTTCCTCATGTTTATGGTCATGAATTTCTTGTTCACAAGCAGGGCAGCGGTTGCTTTCTAATTGTTCAATTTCTTTATCGTACTTTTTAACAGTTTTTTCTGCTTGTATAACGGCACTTTCTAAAGTAGCACGCTCTTTACCTAGGCTTTTGATTTTTGCTGATAGCTCATCGTAGACTTTTAATTTTGCATGTTGTTCAAGCTCTTTTTCAATGTCTACCTCTTGTAATTCAGCAATACTGTAGGCTATTTTTTCTAAATCCTTGTCTTTTTGATTATTCCATGCACTCTGTTTGGTGCGCAAGCTATCGATGCTTAATCCAATTTTTTCGTTAGACCTTTTAGTTGCTTCGATATTACTAGTTTCTTGAACAAGTGCATCTTTAGTTTTTCGAACTTCTTCTTTTAATGATTCTGCCTTTTCACTGAGCATTGTAATACCTAGTAGCTGCTCAATTATTTCTCTTTGATCGTTTGCACGCATACTTAGGAATGGTTCAGTGTAAGTATTGAGTGCAACAATGTGTTTGAACATATCGTGACTCATCCCCAACAGTTGATCAATGTCTTTCTGAGTTTCTCGCATATCTCCTTGACTTTCATCAGCGGCAATGGATTGCTCTTGGTCATTGATATAAAATTTCATAATGCTAGGCTTTCGCCCGCGCTCGATTCGATAGCTAGTTCCATTCTTATCAAATGTCAAGGTAACTAACATATTTTTATTGTTGATTTTATTAATCAAATTGTCTTTTTTAATGTTGGTTAATGCATTACCGAACAGTGCAAAACTCAATGCATTGACAATTGTAGTTTTTCCGGTTCCGTTTCTGCTACCGCTATCGTCTCCGCCTTGATCTAGATTCTCACCTAACACAAGAGTTAGTAGCTCTTTTTCAAAATTAACTGCTTGAGAGACATTGCCCACGGACATGAAGTTTTTCACTGTTAAAGTTTTTAATTTGATGCTCATAAATTTCTATAGATTTCAAGTAAAACGTTTGTATCGTACGATTCGCTTTCGATATTAACTAATTGATTGCTAACAATTTGATCAACACTTTCAAATGCTTGAACATCAATGCTAGTATTAATTTCTACCTCTTTTTTCTCGGGTATTAGAGTTAATTCTCTAATGTCATAATCGCTAATAAACTTTTCTTTAATAAAGCTTGCTTCCTCGTAACTAATGTCAATATCTAGTGCTACTCTAAGATGCATTTTAGTTTTTAGAATATTATCTGCATCGTCGATTAGTTGGCTTAGTTTGAGGGTTCGAAACTTAGGAGCATTATCCCAGTTTTTATAAACTGGTTGACCACCCCACTCAAGTATCATCATACCACGTTCGTCATCCCAAGCATCGGCGTAATTGTGAGGGAACGCATTTCCGATGTAATGCATGTTATTTCGTGACTGCCGTTTGTGAAAATGCCCACTAAATCCAAGTTCATATCCATCAAACTGTGCAAGTTGAATTTCACCATGATCTGGCATTTGCACCATTGCGTTCATAAAAAAGCTAGGCAGCTCAAAGTGTCCAAAAATGTACTTGGCTGGCTTTTTACCCACTGTTTTCCATTCTTCACCAACTAGCCAAGGACACATGGTAACATTTCCCACGGTCATTGGCTTATGAACTATAGTAATACCAGGGATGTATTTCCCAAATTCTGCGCTATGAATATCTCTCTTGTCTCTGTAGTAGAGGTCATGATTTCCTGGAAAGAAGAAAAACTGGTCAAATGCTTGTCCTAGTTTTTCAAGAGCCCTGAGGCTGTAATCCATGGTAACAATGTTTAATGTATTTCGATTATTATGCCAGTCACCTAGGAAAATGCCGGTATCGCATCCTTCTTTTTTAGCTTCGTCTATGAACCAATCAATAAAATCTTCGCAATCTTGATTGTGTACCACACTGTTTGATTTAAGGCCGAAATGAATATCAGTCATCGCAGCAACTTTTTTAAATAAATTACTCATTCGCTTCCGCCTTCTTCAAAACGACGCATTGCATTTGCATAATCTCCGTCGCTGGTTCTGGTGTAACTAGGATTCATTCCGTGTATTTCTAGTAAGTCATCCCGT